ATGGCTACTGATTTTCAAACTAAAGAGATATCAGGTTTAGGTTCGGGTGCTTCTGGTACAGATTTAACACCTGTTTATACATCGGGAGAAGCAACAGTACACGCTATTTATTTTTCTAATACACATAGTACAAATATAATTGGTATTGATATGTGGTTAGCAGATGGTGGTAGTGTCCGAAAGGCATATATATTATTTAATGTGGAACTTGAACCAAAATCTACATTAGTTATTGAAAAACCTATAAATTTGACAGCATCTGGAACTGCGGCGGATCAGAGAAAATTGGTCGTAAGATCTGTGAGTGGTACAAATATAGATGTTATGGCATCAGTTTTAGTAATCACATAGGTGTAATATGAAATATATAGGCGTAGATTCAAATAGAACAAAAGAAAAATATAAAAAATTTATTGAACCAACATTATTAATGGACACGGATCATAGCAAAAAAATCATGCTAAAAGCAGATTATGATATTAGTATTTCAAAATTGGTATTAAAGATAACAGATGATTCTGCATTAGAAACGGGAGAAATAGTAATAGATTGTGGTGCATTACCAGCAGCAGTTTAATAGGAGAGAGTTATGGCAAATCAAATACCATTAAAAGCACTTTTTGATGAAAACGGAAATGTGACTAGTTTGGGTCAATTTACGACAACAGATACAGTTTCTGTTGCCGATGGTGGTACTGGTGTTACAGCATTCACAATTGGAAATATTATTATTGGTAATGGTACAAACGGATTTCAATCATTAACAAGGGGTTCATTGTTAGCAGGGGATGCATCTGTAACAGTTACTAATGGAACGAATGCAGTAGTGGGTGGAAATGTTCTTGTATCATTTAATACAGGCAACATTGATATTGCACAGACTTCTGGATTTTTACCAGCAGGTAGAGTTTCAGCAGATATAAGTGATCAATGGATAGAAGCTGCTATACCAACAATAGATGGGAATGAGGTTGGAGGAGATTTCTAATGGCGATACCAAATTCAAGGGCAACTTTAATCACATATTGTAAACGTAGACTCGGTTCTGGTATGATAGATTTTAATATCACTGCTGATCAAGAAAGTGATGTTGTTGATGATGCATTACAATATTATCAAGATTATCATTATGATGCAATTGCTAGATCGTTCTTGAAGCATCAGGTTACTACATCAGACAAAACTAACAAATATATTTCGATTGGTACTAGTGTGACAGGTGTAATTAATGTATATCCAATAGGTTCTGGTTCAACAGTTAATATGTTTGATCTTAGGTATCAAATGAGATTGAATGATCTTCATGATTTTTCGGATGTTCAAATGCAACATTATTCAATGGTCAGTCAAAATCTTGAAATGATTGATCATTTATTAGTGGGCAAACATCCTTTTGATTTTTCCAGACATCAAGATCGACTTCATATTCATATGGATTGGACAAATGATGTTGAAACTGATGAATATTTACTTGTTGAAGCGTATGAAATTTTAAATCCAGATACTTATGTATCAGTTTATAATGATAGATTTTTGAAAAGGTATGCAACAGCATTGATGAAACGGCAGTGGGGGCAAAATTTAAGCAAATTTGAAGGTTTGCAATTGCCAGGCGGTATAACATATAGTGGTGCAACGTTAATGTCGGAAGCAACTACCGAAATACAAGAAATTGAACAAAGTATGCAAATGAATTATGAAGAAATGCCACAATTTTTAATAGGATAACAGATGACAATTAGAACAGGTTTCACTCATCATTCATCTACGACTGAGCAATCATTGGTTCAAAACTTAGTAACTGAGGCAATCCAAGTTGCTGGTTTTGATGTCAATTATTTACCTAGAACAAGCAATAATATAGATACTATATTTGATGATGCTGAAAAAAATTCATTTACAACTTCTTATGCTATTGAAATGTATTTTGGGCAAGATACTATACAAGGATTTGGCGGAGGTGGTGATGTATTAGGTAGATTTGGTTATGAGGTTCAAGATGCATGTCAGTTAGTTTGTTCTATGAGCAGATTTACAGCAATTGTAACCGCAGGCGATGCAACTATAACTAAACCAAGAGAGGGCGACTTGATATATTTGCCATTTTCGAGTCAATTGTATGAGATTACTTTCTCTGAAGATCAAGTTCCATTTTTTCAATTAGGAAAAAATTATATTTGGCAGATGGAATGCTCGTTATTCCGTTATGCTCAGGATACACTTGATACTGGAATTTCGGCAATTGATGATATTGCAACTGCTACTGATCAATTTACGCAGAGCACAGATATTGAAACTGCTGCTGATGGCGGTATTGTAGATTTCACAGAAACTAATCCATTTGGTACATATTAATGTTAGGTGCAACTTTTTATAACGAATCAACAAGAAAGGCATTAATTGCTTTTGGTACATTGTTTAATAATATTACTATTAAACGTGTCGATTCAAGTGAAAATGTTCAATCAATTCTTGTACCGTTAGCATATGCACCGAGAGCAAGATTTAGACAAATATTGGCACAAGCATCAACAGATACCGAAACACAGTTTAGTTTGCCTAGAATGAGTTTTGAATGGACTGCTATAGCATACGATACCACTAGAAAATTAAATACAATGCAAAAAACAGCAGTTGCTGTTGAAGGTGATGCGTCACAAGTAATTTATCATTGGCAAAGAGTGCCTTATAATCTCGATATTTCGTTAGCAATTGCCTGTGATCAGACAGAAGATGGTCTTAAAATTGTGGAACAAATTTTGCCATATTTTACACCAGAATTAACGATTACAATCAATGATGTGATTAAACATGATATGCCAGTGGTGTTGATGGATGTTTCACAAGAAGATCAGTGGGAAGGGTCATTTGTGGATGAACGGAGACTGATTATTTGGACAATAAATTTTCAACTCAAAACTTATTTGTTTGGGCCAAGTGCAACTTCTAAAGTGGTGACAGAAGCAATTGCTCAAATGTATAGTAACACATTTGCTGATTTTGATACGATTGGTCATACTTCAGCAGATCACACAGAAACCATAGATGCTGATGGAAAAGCAGTTAGTAGAATAATACAGACATCATCTACTAATACAAAAACAGATAGACCATATGAATCATAAAGTGGATGTAGTACTTAACGACATTTTTAATATAGAAGATGCAATAGTGGAAGAAAATGTCGAAGAAACTGAAATTATTGAATCGAATCCAACAGATCGTAATGTTGATATAGAGCAAGATTATGTTGAGAGCAGAAATAATTACTATAAAATATTTGAACAAGGTGTTGATGCTATGGAATATGCTCTCGATTTAGCAAAGCAATCAGATAATCCAAGAGCATTTGAAGTTTATGCACAATTGCTTAAAAATACAGCAGAAGTTAATGATAGTTTAATTGACCTGCAAAAGAAAATGGAAGAATTGAAAGCATTGGATCGAAAAGGAAATCCGACAAAGGTTACAAATGCTTTATTTGTTGGTTCTACATCAGATTTGCAGAAATTGATAAAAGATAAAAAGAAAGAAGATGCAGTCGATTAATTATCTGGGCAATCCATTACTTAAAAGATCCAATGTACCTATAGATTTTACACCAGAACAGGTAGAAGAATTTATAAAATGTGCTGATGACCCGATATATTTCATCCGAAAATATATGATGATTGTTAATGTAGATGAAGGTTTAATCGGGTTTAATATGTGGGATTTTCAAGAGGATATGGTTCAGAAATTTCATGATAATCGTTTTGTTATATGCAAAATGCCTAGACAGACGGGAAAATCCACTACGATTATTTCATATTTGCTTCATTTTGTGATGTTTAATCAGGATGTTAGAGTTGGAATATTGGCAAATAAGGGAAGCACAGCAAGAGAATTACTTGGTAGATGGCAATTGGCATATGAAAACTTGCCGATGTGGTTACAGCAAGGGGTTGTAGAATGGAATAAGGGAAATATCGAATTAGAAAATGGTTCAAAAATCTTGGCATCATCTACATCTTCTAGTGCTATTCGGGGTGGTACGTTTAATATTATATTCTTAGATGAATTTGCATTTGTACCTGAACACATTGCTGAAGATTTTTTCAGGTCGGTTTATCCGACTATTTCTTCTGGTAATACAACAAAAGTATTGATTGTTTCGACACCAAATGGCATGAATCAATTTTATAAAATGTGGACAGATTCAATTGAAGGCAGAAGTGATTATATACCAATTGATGTGCATTGGTCAGAAGTTCCTGGCCGTGATAGTAAATGGAAAGAACAAACTATTAGGAATACATCAGAAGATCAATTTAGAATTGAGTTTGAAACAGAATTTATAGGATCGACAAATACTTTGATTGCACCAAGCAAGTTGTCTAAATTGGCATACAAAGAACCTATGTCTAGGGGAAGTGGTATTGATATTTATGAGAAGGCAATACCAAGTCACGTTTACATGATGTCTTGTGATGTCGCAAGAGGTGCTGGTAAGGATTATTCGGCATTTACAGTGGTAGATATTACAGATGTTCCTTATAAAGTGGTGGCAAAATATCGTGATAATAAAATATCACCCTTGCTTTATCCAACTGTGATTGAAAAGGTAGGTAAGGATTATAATGATGCTTATGTTTTGATTGAAGTAAATGATATTGGCGGACAAGTTGCGGATACCTTATATCAGGATTTAGAATATGAAAATATGATATCATCTACAATTAAAGGTCGTGCTGGTCAAGTATTAAATGCTGGTTTTGGCAGGGGTACGGAAATGGGAATAAAAACAACGGCACAGGTTAAAAGAATAGGATGTCGGGTGTTGAAAACATTAATAGAAGAAGATAAATTGTTGATTATTGATTTCCAGACTATTGCTGAATTAACCTGTTTTGCGGTTAAGGGAAAAAGTTATCAAGCAACAGAGGGTTCACATGATGATTTAGTTATGACATTGGTTCTTTTTGCTTGGGTTACTAATCAGAGGTATTTCAAGGATTTAATGGATCAAGATTTGAGATTGAAACTTCATGCAGAAAGAATACGTGAAATCGAAGAAGATGTAACACCTTTCGGATTTATTCATACAGGGTTGGAAACTGAAACTTTTACAGATACAGATGGTCAGTTATGGGAAGTGGTATCTTGAAAAAACCATTTTTTATAAATAACAATACAACAAATCTTAATTGATACTTTATACGGAGAAGTTTCAAAATTCACAACTGAACAAGGAGAAAGAATATGGCATTTCAAGTAAGTCCAGGCGTAAGTGTTACAGAAATTGACGCAACTAATGT